GAGGTACTCCATAAATACTTGTAAATCTTATAATAAAATAGTATTCATTAAACACTTCTGTTATTTCAACTTCTCCATTTGTAAATATTCTGGCTTGCTCTTTTAAGTTAGCTGGTGAAAATATCTGCTTTGATAATAAACGATATAAAATTCTATCCCGCCTATCCTGTAAACTTAAATTTAAATCGGGTTCTAAATTCATAAATTTTTCATATTTTAAAACCTGTTCTTCATTGAAAAAGTTTAAAAAGATAAATCCATTATATTTTTCAATATCATTTTTTATCTTTTGAGTTTCCATTATCAGACTTTTTATTAAGTCAATTTGTAAACTATTTCTAGCAATTTTTGATACTGCCTTTATTTTACTGTTCATTGACAACAACCCCAGTCACTACTAGTATCTCATTATTATTTATCGTTATATTTTGAATATCGTTATTAATTAAAACTTTACAATCTTCCACACCATTAATAGATAAAACTATTTTCTCAACTCTGTTAATTGATAAAATTTTCTGATTATTTAAAGTATAAAGTGCTGAATTATCTTTTATCTGCTGATTTATTCTAGAGATAATCAAATCAGATACATTGCTTAATTTTACTCCAGAGCTTAATATGATCCTCACACTTATTTCAATATCTTTGCTATCAAAACTTGCTACAGTAACATTAGCTCCAACTGGTCTACCATCGACCTGTTCTATCCTATTTTTTACTTTTTGTATTAATTCATTGTCGGCTACACTATTGTTGTAATTGGAAATTCTTACCTTTACTGTTCCATTTCCATTCCATAGTGGTTCAACTAATACCTCACCTACTCCATCCACTTCTTTTGCCCATTTCTCATAATCATAGACATTACCGCTATGTGCTGGCTTTAATATTCTTTCTTTTGCTCTCGATATTAAAATATCGTTAGGCTCTTTTTCATATCCGTTCATAAAAGGTTTTTCATTAGTTACTGTAAAAATATTAGCATTGGAAATTTCAAAACTCACTATCTCACCAATAGCACAATTTCCAATCTCTCCCCTTTGTAAGCATTCCACTATAGCAATTGCTTTTTCATTTGATAATATTGTTGTATCGTAAAGCAGTCGGTACTTCGTCCCATCTGTTTTTAATACTACTGTTCCAGCAGGTATTGTGGTATTAGCTTTTCCTGTTATTAACACTTCTCCTCTTGCCTTAGTCCCTTTTTTTCTAGTCACACCAAAAAGCATTGCATGATAATCTACAAATTCATCTTCAGTAGCTGTATCAATAAATGTTTGATTAATCCAAAATTCCAGTAGTTTATATATTGCTTCAGCTTCTATTCCGTAGACGCTTGCTATATCAAAATTAAAAGTTCCCTCAATTTTAGAAAAACTATTTTTTAAATTGGATAAAAACTTATTCCTTACTTCTATTTTATTCACTGTATAACACCTCACTTTCTCCGTAGACGGTAGAGACATTAAAAGAAACTTTTAAATTATCATCATCATTGTTGTAGTTTAATTCAAAATTATAGCAGTCCAAAATATACGGATTAACTAATAAACAATCTTTAATTTCCGAAATAATTAAAGCATTTTTTATACTTTCCTGATAAACCGTACCAATATGCACATCTAAATCATTTCCATAACTATCCGAATGTATTTCGTAAAAATTTCTTTTAGTTTTAAGTGCCTTAAATATCCATACTTTGAGTGCTTCATTTCCGCTTAATTCAACAAGGTTATTTCCATTTCTCAAAGGTTCCAGCGTATCAAAATTAATTGCATATTCTTTAAACAGAGGTAATTCCTTTTTTTCTTTTTTTTCGTTCTGTTTCAAGAACAATTCTTCAAAATCCATATTTACACTCCTTCTATTGCACCACATGGCATTTTCACTATTTTACTAACTACCACATAATTTATCCCAAGCACTAAAACTAGCACTTCATCTCCAACTTTTAAAGTGTCCTCAAACCATATATCCTTACTACTTTTATAAGTTCCAGAACCTTTAATTGTCGAATGGTCATGGGTGTGTGAAGCGGGTCCATTTCCTATTGCCGTTTGAGTTGTAGCATTAATAGTTATTTCATCAATAACACCGTCTATTTTATAAGTTCTGTGATAATGTGGTAATAAGAAATTAGAGCAGTAAATCTGTTCTGAAGGTATTTCCACATTATCAAATTTTATTTTTAATTCAGGCGGTGGACTAGTGACACTAGCTCTTATAAAATTGTTTGATTGCTGTTGCATTCCGCTATCAATCATATCGTTTAGTATTTCAAACATACTCATTATTTAGCACCTACCTTTTTCTCATTCTTCTTGTTTTTCTTACTCTTTTTACTTTTTGATTTTTTCGATTTTGGTTTTTCTTCAAATTCGGATTTATCCATCACATTTTCAAAAGTTAATTCTATATCACAATAATACATATCATTTTCCCAAGTATGCGTATCATTTTTAACTAAAAAACTACCAACAAGGTTCGTGTGTGGCTCGTGTATTCCTATTGAATAACCACTTTGTATCAAAACATTACCAAGACAAGTGATATTTCCTGTTTTTTCAACACTTTTCAACATCTCTTTAGCATTACTGATATTATCCCTATCTTTGTCATACTGCATTACTTTTTGAAACAATCCGTATTTTTCCTTGTCTTCTTTATTTTCTACTTTATCTACTATTTGTTGTTTTTCTTTTTCAGTTTTATAGATAACAATTTGATTCACCATTTGTTCAATATCTTCACCATATTTAGAACTTTTTATATCTTGCTCAGAGTTTAGCATAACATCTGCCAAACTTCCTTGTTCCACAACTTCTATTTTTCCATCATTACTAACAATAGAATATATTTTTTTATCTTTTCTATGCTGAATCGTATAAGCATTTAAAATTATTTGATACCCACTCTTATTAACTGCTGGATAAGTGCAATCCACTTTGTCTTCAGGTATATTCCCAACTTCCAATTTTAACTCTCCACAAATTTCTTTTAATATTTGTGATGGCTTTTTCTTATTAAAGTTTTTCACAAAATAATTTTTATTAAGATATATAGAGTTATCAAAACAATTAAAAGTCCTAATTTTACTATCTCCAACAACTTCAACAGAAAAAACTTTACCAATAAATAATTTATCAGCATCAACATAGAATTCCACTTTATCTCCCAAATTAGCAATTTGATTATCATCTAAATATTTTACTTCTAATGTTCGTGATGTTCCATTTATTCCACCCTTCCAAGTAATTCGTTCAAATTTTTTTATGTGTTCTTTATCATTAATCACAATTTTTAACATTTCCAAACTTCCTTTTTAAACTTTAATCAAGCTATCAATTTTTTCTTTTATTTTATTTTTTAATCCGCTCTTTAAATTTTCAAATCTCTCTTCCAGTTGATACTCTTTAATTGGCGAAGTCTTCCCAGTATGTCGCTCATAAAGTTCATTAACATCATCAATCAATCTTGTCTGTTTCCTAGCTTCTATCAAATCAATTGTAATATCAATATCTCCTGTTCTCTCTATTATTTCATATTCCAACTGTTCAATATAACATTTAAAATAAATACTATAATTAGCACTTACCAAAGTTAAAACTTCTTTATTATCTTTATATTTCTCCAATTTTTTTATACCACTCATCGGTGAGTGAGGATTTAGTAAAAAATTAAAAAATTTAGATTTTTTAGCAGGTAAAAATGTAGAAAAATTGACTTTTTTTATGTTTTTTTCTCCTATTAATGCTACTTCTCCAACATCTAATATCTTTACAACTTCACTGTTTTGACTGCTCGTAATTTTGAAATCCGACGGTGGAATCACAAAAATAAACGGTTCTGTATCGTGCAATAACATAAATATTGATCTCATATTGAAACTCCTTTCTTAATTATTGCGATGCTTGAATTTGAGCTTGTAAATTTGACATCATAGTGTTATATGTATTTTGACTAACATTCTGTGCTATCTGTCTAGCTATACTCTCAATTTTTGCTGTGTCATTTATTGTTATATTTGACAATTGTGCTGCTATTTGTGCATTAGCCTGATGATTTATAACTTGTTCTATTGATACTGGTTGTGGTATTGGCGGTTGCATTGTGCTCAAACTAGTATTCAAAAGACTTGGCAAACTATTTAATGGACTTAATCCAGAACTGATAGCATTAGTTATAGCGCTCGGATCAAATGGTTGCAAGGGATTATTATTTTGTTGTTTAGATACGAGTTGTGAAATTGCACTTGTTAATTGTGCTGTCTTATCTTGCTGAGTAAGTGCTAAATTTTGCTGTGGTGCTACCCTTGCTTTGACCGCATTTATATCAAGTACAACCTTCTGCAAAGCTTCATATGACCTTCTGTCATATTCTTTTTGCATAGCCTCTCGTCTTAACCTTCCTTCTTCGTACGTTGCTCTAACGGACCCACCACCTTTACTTCGTGCTATATCAAATGCTTGTTTCTTTATAGGATCTGTTTGAAACTCTAATATTCCTTTTACTATTTCAGGCGTATAATATCCAATAGCTCCACCAATTGCAGCACCTACTGCCGTTCCTACTGGTCCCCCAATTGCTGTTCCTAATTGAGCTCCCCAAACTGCACCTTTGGCTCCTATAATTCCTCGCATTCCTATTTCTGCACCTTTTGTTAATTGTTCTGCTTGTCCTTTTAACTTATCAGGATCTAATGCTCCACTTTTTTGCCATTCTTCAACTCTTTTCATAAAGTCTTCCATCCACCTAGTTGCTATTGGGGCGAATGCTTCTCCTAACGATATTTTTAAATCATCTATCGCCGATTTAAATTGTGCTATTTTGTTAGCCGTTGTATTACTCATATCATTAGCAAATTTATCCGTTGCACCACTAGAATTTCTTACAGCATTAGCAACTTTGTTATAGTTTTCTTCTGTTGTCCCCATAATAGAAGCCAGTATTTTCATACCTTCTCCACCAGCAATCATTGTTAAATATCTATTTCTTTCTTCCTGTGTAAGACCTGCAGTAGCAATTTTTAAATCATCAGATAATGCTTTTAATCCTCTAAAATGTCCTTGCTGGTCATAAAGTTGAATATTTAAGTCTTTTAAAGCATTTCCCACTTGTTTCGATGGATTAGCCAACCTTCTGTAAATCCCTGCTAAATTACGTCCAGCTTGACCAGACTTAATTCCATTATCCGCAAGCACTCCTAATAAGATATTTACATCTTCAAAGCTCTCAAAATTTCTTGAAGTTGCTGCAACATATTTATAAGATTCTCCTAACATTTGTACATTGGTATTTGCATTATTACTTGTTGCAACCATTACATCCATAAGTCTATCAGAATCTTTTAACGACATACCAAAAGCTGTCAGGTTATCTGTGACTATATCGGAAGTTTGAGCAAAATCACTTCCAGCCGCAATTGACATTTTCAAAAGTTTTGGTGTCATTTCTAACACTTCATTTGTTTTCATACCAGCCATAGCTTGATACATTTGTGCTTCCGCTACTTCTTGAGCTGTAAATTTAGTTGACCTGCCCAAATCTCTTGTTTGTTGCATAAGTTGCTTTTCTTGTTGTACTGTAGCCCCCATTATAGCTTTATTTCTTCTAACTTGGTCTTCCAAATTTGCATAGGCTTCAACAGAAGATTTTAATACACTAACTGCTGTCCCTGCTCCTATACCAACTCCAACAGTTGCCAATGCTCCTTGAACTCCACTGAAAGAGTTTTTTATTTTACCAGCTATACCACCAACTTTATCTTTCAATGTTCCCAATGAACTTCCAGCCTTTTGTGCTACATTAGTAAACTTATCTTTCAATTCAAGCAATGCGCTCAATTTATATTCACTCATTCTCTAATCCACCTCCAATCATAAAAAACATAAATAACAACTCCGAATTACTTAATTCCCTTAGACTTTGCAGACTATGTCCACAATTTAAATAGTGAGCGACTGTTTTTGCTTTCCAGTCGCCCTTGATTAGTTTTTTATTTCTTCAACCACCTCTTCAACAGTAAATTTTTCATTCCAGCCAGCCTTTTTCATAAGTAATTCTGAAATATTTACTATGGTAGATTGGCTTAGTACTTTTGGTACAACTTCAATTGGATTCATTTGACAACCCAATTTAGTAATCAATTTTTCATCTTTAAATATTTTTCCTGCAGTATAAATTAATTCACTGTCTTTGTCTGTACTATTACTGGATAAAATATCCAGTATTTCCATTCTGTTCAATACTTCTAATTCTAAAACAGCTCCATTCAATTCTTCAACTTTAACTTTTACTGTATCTTTTTTTTCTATTTTTTTGCTGTTTTCCAACAACATTTCTACTGTTATATTTTTCATCCCATACCTACCTTTTCTTATCTTATCGCATTTTCATATCTAACATCGCTAGGAGTAAATCCAAAAGGAATTTCTTCTTCCACAATTTCTCCTCTTTCAAATTTTGAAAGCTCAATCGAATTTAACCAAACATTATCAATCGATACCCGTTCTTCTTGTCCACGTAAACTATCAGGATCTTTTATAGATGTGACTATTCTACTTCTCACATCTTTTCCTTTTACCCAATTTTCAAGTATTTTTTTCCCACGAGTATAAACTTTAAAAACTTTTATAGTTCCTTCACCTTTCAGTCCAGTTATTTTACTGTCAACAGAAATCCCCAGCTGTACATCTTTTCTTTCCGCTGTAATTTTAGCTTCTACAGATTTTAACTCCGCTACTTTTTCATTATCAAGCCATAACTCTCCATAAGCTCCTGTTATTGTTCTATTTCCTTTTATATTTTCCGACATTTTATTAACTCCTTTTCATTACATTGTCATTACTAAACTAAGTGAAGCCATAGTGTCTACAAACCTTACATCACCAGTTAAATAAACATCATCGCCAGTCGGATATTGTAAAATTTCCAAATCCGTCATACTATTTACTTCTAGCCCATCTGTAATTATTACTTTTTTCTGTGCTTCAATATCAATTTCTACTTTATTGTCATAATCCCCGTTTAACACATTTGGTGACATCTCTTTGAAATATACTTTAGTTATATTTGAGCAGAAATTCATTTTATTGTCATAATCATTTATGTAGTTTCCAAGCCAATAATTTTTAAAAGTATCTCTTATATCATCAGCAATAAAGCACATACCTTCAACTACTTTAATTTTTCTTGTATCTTTTTTCCAAGTGCTGTCAAATGTAGTTTTAGAATTAACTCCATAATTCACTTTAACCACTTCTTCATCGTTGTATAAACTAAATTTACCAAGTTTAGGTTCATAGTCTTCAACAGATTTTAAATCACTCATAGTGTAATTATCTGCACTACGATTTAACGGCATACCCGCAATAAGTCCTGTTATTGCCGCTGTATACTCTTGAGCTGTAAAATCTCCATAAATAGATTTATATGTCCCACCATTCGCAAGTTCTACAATAGCCACATGGTCTGTATTATTTGCAAAACTTGACACATATTTTACAGTTTTACCAATTGCACCAGTATTTCCAAATTGCTGCTTTACCCAATTTACAATCGTTTGGTCTTCTGCTTCCGATGCTTGTGGATAAGCTAACCAGTTGAATTTTCTCATTTCCAAATCTTTCAACACTTTATTTGTGTCTTCATCACTTTGCACAACTCTTACCAATACTTTAAATGCCCCATAATGCATTGCTAAATTTATATACTTAACACTATGTTCATCCCATTCACTCGTTTCAACATCGGATATAGCCTTAAAAGTGTACCATTTTTGGCTAGCCTTAGTATCTCGTAAAATCAAGCAAACAATACCCTTCTCACTTCTTTGAATAGCTGTTCTTGCCAAAGTCTTAAATGCAATACCGATATTAGGACTTGGATTAATTTGTCCAATTGTTGCCATTTTATCACTCTCCTAATTTTTTTATTTTTAAATTCTTCATTGTTTTATAACTAAAAGGAACTCCATTTTTATCAAATAACGATAATTTTTTAAACACTTCTTCACTAATTAAATTATCATTTTCATCAAATAACGGCACTTTTTCCCCTTTTTCATCAAATAATTGTAATTTTTTTAATATTTCATATTCCATCTCTTCAGTGTCAGGATTATTCAACACCTCTTTTATTGTTTCAATACTATTATCAAAAGTTCTTAAATCAGTCCCATACACATCAAATAAATCTAAATCGAAAATGTAATGACCTAGACCATCTACCATTTTTGTACGCTCATTTTTTAAAGTTAGACATCTATCTTTAACTTTTAAAATCTTATTACCTTTAGTTTCAAACATATTATCCAACTCATCAAGCGCTTTATAAACTTCCATTGTATTATTTTCATCATTTTCAGGAATATATATAATGTCTAAGCTAATGAATATCCTCTTTTTATAATTCGCAAAAAACTCATTTTTGTAGTCAATTACTTGGATATAATAGCACGGTCTAGTCAAAGCATTTATATTATCAATTCCAACTTCTTTATCTGTAAAATCGTATATTTTTTTGCTCAGTGCTTTTATAAAATCCATAAATTCCATTATTATTCAAACTCCGCTCTTATTGTCGAACCTATTTTATCTTTAAATACAGGCTCTAAGTTTTCTATAGTTTTTTTCAACATAAATACGCCGGGTACTACTTTACCTGTTTCTTTACCAAAATACACTACTCTATGTCCATATTCAACATGGTTTACGTACTCCACATTGTTATAAACAACCTGTTTAAAACTTCCACCATTTTCCCTATGCCAACCCATTCTTAATTGACCAGTATCTGCTGGTGTTTCTTCTTTTACTTCTTTTATTGTTTGTTCAGCAACTTGTTTGAGTGTCATTCCTACTTTTTGTGGAGTATCAGTAGCTAACTTTTCTAATTTTTTTGCCAGTTTTTCCCAGTCGCCGCTAAGTTTCATTTTTTTCCACTTCCTCTACCGATATTTCCTGATGTTCTAAAAAATCAGTGTACTTTATAGGTTTATTGGCTTTAAATTTATATTTTATTCCACCTTTATTTACTATCAAAATATCATTCTGCTTTATTTCTACATCATTACTAACAAATATCTTATACGAATTTTTAGAACTATTTATAACTCCAATCCCAGTAGCTCTTAAAATTCCAGCACTCAACTGGCACTTAACATTTGTATAAACGACTTCCCAGCCCTGAACTGTCAAACCGAATTCAGTCTTTGTTTTCGTATTTCTTTTAACTTCTTCTATCACATCAGTATCAAAAAAATCTTCAAACATCACATACCACCTTTATTTTATAACTCCAAGTTTTCTAAAACGATTCAAACTTTTTCTAAATTCCACATCATCATTTAACTCCGTTACAAATTCAACTTGCCTATCTCCACTTTTCATAGATTTTATATTTCTATTTTTATCAAAATTATATTTAAAAATAT